CCTGCTCGAATTGTTTGCGAAACCGTCATTGCTTCGGCCAACGTTGCATACAAGCGGCAGTCAGTGGCAGACGTGGCAAGCATATACAAAGTCTCACCATCACTAATAGTGATAGCGACATTTGCTGATTGCACAGTCGTCTCCATGAGAGTAGCCGCTGTAGGAACGGCACCAGCGCTAACGGTCCAAGCTGCTGCATTCGTGTTGGTGATATCGATAGCCACCTTGAACAAGTCTCCAACTTTAAAATTGGGATTACTCGTAAAAGGTGAAATCGTAGTACCACCAGGACCACGACTGCCAGCAGTAAAAGTGAGAGCGGTAGTGTTTGCTACAACAGCAGTCGCTGGGGCGATCAATTGAAATGGCGTCCACAACAATGTCGGGTTGGGCAATAAGCCTACCTTCGGGTTGATGGACTGTTCATAAAACGTGATGTCATAATCAATCAGAAGATACCCAGGGCTGTCAGTAGAGGAAGTCTTGGAATACAAGAAAACCTCACCTTGTGCTTGGTAATCAATATCGACGTTCTGCCCCAAGTCAAGAGTGCGTGCGGGGCCTTTCGGGGCGATTTCCATAGTATGGTTCGTCCACTGAGGCCCAATCACTGTCTCTGGCTTTGACAAAGCGTACGGAAGAAAATTGACACCAGTCCAGTTCGGTAAAGGATCGCTTCGATTCGCATTAACTTGGAATAAAACATCTCCAGAAGAAGATGTTGGACTCGAAGTAATGTAATGCAAGCGTACCTTATTGAACTTGAACTTGTTGTACATTTGACAATAGTTTCGTAGAGTTGATGAAACAAAGCAATTTGGAGTCAACGGAAACCCGGCTACCGGAAGCCAATTCGTAGCAGCCCCGCTATTAAAAGCGGTCTGCGCGAAATCGCGACCGATCAGTCGGACCTGATCCGCTGAGGAAGAAATCACTTGAGCCTTAACACCTCGCATAGAATTCCCGATAGCAACAGGAGCTGTATTAATAGTAGACACAGCTCCAAACGTCGGGTTACTCGGTCGACTGATTCGACCAGCAACTGGACGTCGCTTCGGGGGTTGCTTCTTACGCATGTTAGCTTTGGTTTTAGGCATGTTTTGATGAAGCACAGTATATTGGCTTCTTTTGCTCCGACCACCAACCACTACAAGTTGTCGATATATATTTTGTTGCGCTTCTTGCGCTTACGGCGCGGCGGCTTGTAACCCCAAAAGGAACTACCGTCAGGATTATAGGCGTCAATGACACCAGCCTGACCGCGTTCCACGGGTATTACATGCGAATAGGCGTGGCCATCTTTAATCTGATCACTACTGATTCCAAGCACCTGTTTCGCTTTGGGCGGGAAGGTTTTATTATCCTTCTGCCTTTGTTGCCACCTAGTCGTCTCCTCATTAAATTGAGCTATATCAGCTAATTGTTCAGGAGTACGCGCATGACGCACAGGGGGCGGTTGGGGATCGTAAGTACCAGTCTTTTCCATCTGTACCTTCGCTCGTGGATTATTCCAACGAGTCTTAGGTATGTTGAATGTAGTCTGATTCTTTTTGTCCCCACCCAATTGCAAGTTAGCATGAGGGTCTGTGCCATAATAGGCAAGAATTTCCTTCTCATACTGATCTCCATGCAACATATAATCATGCAAATCTAAGGCATTTTCTATGCCGCCATAGATGACGCCTCCAAGAGCTCCCATTGGGCCAAAGAGAGCGCCATCAGACGCACGCTTGCTGATGTTACTGAAAGCTCCTCTGGCCTGGTTCCCGTAACGTACGAGTGAACCAGCCAAAAGGGCTTCACTGTTAGGTATCTTTGCAGCGGCGTCAGCGAAAATCCGATCAGCAACTCTTCTATGAGCTCTGTCAGGATATTTCGCATAGGCTGAGTCATGCAAACGAGCCAAAGCATCAAGATCGTTGACTGGCGTTGATACGCCAAATTCAACCGACGACTGAAATGCGCCATCACTGAGGCCTGGTCCGGTGTAGTTTTGAACTCTACCAGTACCAGGAATCCCCAAATCGCGTAAATAATCGCCCATCTTTGCTCCAGCCACCACCACATATATCGACTGTACATCAGGCACACGCGTCACAAGAGAAACTCATCGAGCACTGTATCCAAATCCCGACGGTCCGAGGTTGCTGGGCCAGAACACTCAAGTCCTTTGCTCACGTACCTAAGATACCGAATCGGTTTCTGAAAATGCAGAGGGAAGGCTGTTGGGTCATCCTTCCGCAACACTCGAAAGAGTTTGTGGAAGAAATTGAACCGCGGACCATCCCAACAGTAATTGATCATCGCGGAACTCAATGCTGCCGCCAGATCACTCTGCTTGACTCGTTTCAATTTTTCAACGTGCTTGGTGAAGCGTACGGGTTTGTACATGAGGATCCCGTCGCTACTCGTTTCGAAAATGGTGCTAAAAAACTCGCAACCCTCGAAACTATTGTGTTCTTTGAACTCAATAGTGAACCCCAACTTCTTGGCTTCGGCAACGTACTTAGTCACATCAAACCCACTAGGGAAAGTCTGCAACGTGTCGTCACCGCCAGCCACGATAGTCATAGTATCACCGAGGATCGTCTCGTCATCCGCTCCAAGACGAATCTTGCACAAAACATCAAATGCCAACTGTGACATCGAGTTTGCGAAGATCGTCAGCAACCAACCGCTCTTCATGCACCCCTTGTAATTCGACTGATAGACATTTCCATCAGTGCAACAATAGGCGCCGAGCTCCTTAACCTCGGTTATTGCTTGCCGCACGTCCTTCACGTACTCCTCAAATTCATCATCCGACATACCCAATGGTTGGGCTGCAAGGTTGACGACCACGTCGGAAACAATATCAAAAAAGAAACCGAACATGTTGAAGTCCCAGTTGCTCTTGTCGCACTCATAAACCTTGGAACCAGTGAAACAATCACGAAGATGTTCACAGTTACCAGGGTTACCTGGCGAGAAAGCGTATTTGATTGGCGATTTGCGCCATTCACCAACAGCTGTCTCGAGCATTTCTCGAAACAGTGCCTGATTCTTGACCATTTTGTGGAGAGGCATCCCCGTAATAATCCGCGGCATTCCGCGGTCGAGCTTGCTGCACTTCGTTGGTTCACTCTTGATAAACACCTTATAAAGGAAGTCCTCATTCCAATCGCTCAAAACGCGATCGATAAGTCCTTGCTTACCCAGTTTCTTCAAGACGTCACCATTGGTAGGCATACCTTCACGTTGGAAGTTAGCCCCAGCACTCTTCCTCTCATTGACGAGGTTCGAATCGATGATCCTCTCAAGATTGGTACGGGTTTTGTAACCCACGCGTGGTTCAAATGTGTTATGACTACACATCTTGGTTAGCAGATTCACCGTTCGCTTCATCTCAGCCTCAGTGGGCGGGTTGGTCAAACCAACATTACGCTCACCATACAGGTTGAGGTGGTTTTCGACGGATATCCGCTCAACGCGTGGATTATTCTCGGGCCAGGCATTCTGCGTAGCATCATAGCCCAGTTTTCCGAGTTCCTCTTTCTCGTTTTCACAATACGTCACGATAGCTCCATTGGGTTGGGGAGGTTTACCACAATGGACAGGCGCAACCGGTTCACTTGCTGCAAAGTGCACCGATTTTGCCGGGCGCAGACGCTTGACGGCAGTCCCTCGCGGGGTGCTCATCTTCAACGCTGCTACCGTAACGCTGGCTGTCGGGACAGGGTATTGATTCTCATTACGACGGTGAATGATGTAATTATCATCATCATCACCATCGGAGTCAACGGCATCGTCACCCCAACGACCTTTAGTCAATTTCGCGTCAAACGGTTTAATGTGACCGTGGATACGAACCTTGCCATTTCGGTTCATTGAGACATAGACGTTGTCTTCAAAAGAAACAACCTGATCCTCCCCCTCATACTTCCAACCATCCTCATAGTCCTCAGCATCAGGGTTGTTGCTCTCCAACTGTGGCAAGTAATGAAGCAAAGCTTCAACTCGTACAGCAGTGTTAAATTCACGAGAGCCGCTGATATGCATACCAACAACAGCCGAACCACTGAAAAGCGGGGAGCCAGAGAAACCAGGATGCGTCGTAGCCGTATGGTTCAATTCCAAAAACCGCTTACCGGCTTTGGTTTTGCCACCACCAGACATCAACACACCATTTTGGTACCCAGCTGAGCTGACAGTCTGCTCATGCAAACTGCACTTCTTAACGCTTGCAGCTGTGATCTTAATCTTCGCCCATTGACGAGATTCAAGCTCCACAGCGAAAGCGTCGAGTGTTTC